AACAAAGTTGAGAACTACCGTGACCCAGACAGCTTTGCTGACATTGTACGTGGTATGCACCTTTACGGACGCAAGATTCTGCGCCCCGAGGCACTTATCACAGCACGTTACAACGCTGCCTAATCACACTTAATAAGTCGGGCTGGTCTCTTAGGAGGCTGGCCCCTCTTTACTTTCTGAGGGATAGCTATGGCTAACTATGTTACACTTGTAAATCAAGCATTACGCCGTGTCAATGAAGTTGAACTTGATATTGGTGGTGATGGCTTTGCTGATGCTCGTAACCTACAGGCTTTAGCTAAGGATGCTATTAACTCTGCTATACGTGAGATCCTGCAGAACTCTCAAGAGTGGCCTTTTACACTTACAACATATACGCAAACCCTTACCGTTGGTACAGGTGTGTATGACTTTGCCCCAGATGCCTCTAAGATGGACTGGGACACTATCTACCTCAAGCGTTTATCTTCTAAGGGTAACACACCCGCTAGGCTATCTGTGATTACCTACGAGGACTACATTCGTAAGTATCGCTCAGGTGAAGACGTTAGCGGTGCAGATGGGTATAGCATACCTAATATCGCTTATCAAACACAGGACATGAAGTTTGGTGTTACACCGCTTCCTGATGATGCTTACGAGATTGAGTATCGCTATTGGTCATATCCTGCTGACTTAGTTTCTTATAATGATGTATGTATAATACCTGATCGTTTTAATACAGTTATAGTTGACGGTGCTGCCATGTATCTAATGCGCTTTCGTGCTAATGAGCAGAGTGCTTCACTACACCAGCAGAAGTTTGAGGATGGTATGGATAACATGCGCCGCTTACTTCTTGACTTACCCTTATATGTTAGGTCTTCTGTAATAGCAGGTAGATACTTTAACAAGCAGACTGGTACTAATTAATGGCTGATAACCTACGTACCTTTGCCACACCCTGTGCAGGTGGCTTGGTAGTTAATCAAGACCCTCTTACTCAGGGTGGTCAACTAGCGGGTTCTGCTACTCGTTTGATTAACTATGAGCCTGCCTTGAACGGTGGGTATAGACGTATCAGTGGGTATAGCAATACATATGGTGAAGTACCCGGTGAGGCTACCACAGCAGTTCTAGGTGTACACGTATCTGCTGATATTAATGATGGTATCTTTGCTGCACGTAAGCCTGCTTCTGGTAACAACTACCTGCACAAGTGGAATAACTCTACAACATCTTGGGATACTATCACTACAGTAGGCTCCCCTACAATGGTAGGTGTATCTAAGGTACGCTTTGAGAGCTTTAACTGGGGCGCACCTAAGTTTGCTATGGCAGACGGCGTTAACCCTGCTTCTACATGGGATGGTACAACATACGTACAACTCAATGGTGGACAGTCGCCCAGCGCTCCTAGTATTGTTGCAGCGTTTAACAATCATCTGTTTCTTACTGGTGATAGCTCTGAGCCATACAATCTATACTTTAGTGCGCCACTAGATGAGACTGACTGGACGCCTGCTGCTGGTGCAGGTGTTATTAACGTAGGCTTTGAAGTTGTACAGATTAAGACATTCCGTAATGAGATGTACATCTTTGGTCGTAACAACATCAAACGCTTGGTTGGTAACAACATATCTGACTTTGTGTTACAGACTGTTACATCTAACCTTGGATGTGTAGCTCCTGATAGTGTTGCTGAGTTTAATGGTGAGATCCTATTCTTAGCACCTGATGGTATCCGCCCTGTTACTGGTACAGATCGTATTGGTGATATTGAGCTTGCTACATTGTCTAAGCCTATTCAGTCTATCTTTGAAGACTATACAGCTAACGAAGACTTAGCTACTATGACTACCGTAGTTCTAAAGAAGAAGTCACAATTCAGGCTATTCTTTGCTAATCAGGACTCTCTTGGTATTATTGGTGCTATTCGTAGGAGTGGTGAAGGTGGTGTAGGCTTTGAGTTTAGCCAGCTTGTAGGCATCTCTGTTAACTGCGCACACAGTAACTACATTGGTGATGAAGAGTTTGTTATTCATGGAGACTCAAACGGTTACGTATTTCGCCAAGAAGTAGGTAATGACTTTGATAATAGAGACATCTTTAGCTTATTTCAAACACCCTTCTATTACATGGATGACCCAGCAGTACGTAAGTCTTTCTATGATGTAGATACTTACATGCGCTCTGAGGGTGAAGTTACAGTAACTATGGCTATAGATTATGACTACAGTGATCCTACAACTACCATAGGCTCAGACTACTTCTTATCTACTGCTGGTGCTGCAGCTTACTATGACAAGGCTACGTTTGACTCTACAGACATATACGATGGCAACCCTTCCCCTGTAGAGAGTACAACTATTGGTGGCTCAGCAAAGTCTATCTCTATTCGTTACGTTGCTAATGACACTAACCCTAGTCATACCATTCAAGCCATTACACTAACATACGGCCTACACGACAGGCGCTAGAAGAGGACTAAAACATGTCAGGCTATACACGCCAATCTGTTGCAGACATTGTACCTACCGCTGTAGTACGTGCAGCGCCTATCAACGCAGAGTACAACAAACTACGTGATGCTTTTACACAGAGTGACACAGGTACTACAGGTCACAAACATGATGGTACAGCAGATGAGGGTTCCTACGTACCTCTCATTGCTGACCTAGATGCTAAGAATAAGATTATAGTAAGCCAAGTAGACAATCGCTTTGGTGTGTTTGTAGAAGTATCTAATGTTTCTACTGAGCAGCTACGCTTTCAAGACGGTGTTATTGTACCTGTACTTGATAACGATATTGACTTGGGTACATCTAGCCTAGAGTTTAAGAACGTATACGTAGATGGCACAGCTTACATTGACACAGTAAGCATTGGTGATAATGACTACACTACCATCACAAACAATGACTATGTTGTAGCTTCTGGTAATCTTAACTTTGATGTAGCAGGTAATATCAACCTAGATGCTGATGGTGGAGATGTAGCACTTAAGGATGGTGGTACTACTTACGCTACCTTTACAAGCAACTCAGGGAACCTTACACTTAAGAGTGGTACAACCACAGCTGTAACATTCACTGGTGCTAATGCTGACTTTGCTGGTACACTTGACGTAACTGGTGCTGCTAAGTTTGATAACAACGCTACTATTGATGGCAACACTATCATTGGTGATGCTAACACTAAAACTGTAGCAGTTAATGCTAAGATAACTACTGCTCTTGTACCTACAACTAATGGCGTTAACACACTGGGTACAGGCTCTGCTTACTGGGGAGATGCGTTCCTAAAGAGTGTAACTACTACAGGTAACGTAGACATTGGCGGTAACATCACAGTCAACGGTACTGCTGACTTTACCAACACTACTCTGAATAACGTTAACGATCCGACTACTGCACAACAGGCTGCAACGAAAAACTACGTTGACACAGCTATCAACAACCTTATCGGTGGCGCACCAGCTACACTTGATACCTTGGATGAGATTGCTGCAGCTATCAATGATGATGATAATGTCTACACTACCTTAACAAATAGTATCGCAACCAAGCTACCTCTGTCTGGTGGTACTATGACTGGTCAGATTGCTATGGGCGGCAATAAGATCACAGGTGCTGCTGCACCGACTACAGGTTCTGACCTGACTAACAAAACCTATGTAGATAGCATTCTAGGTTCAGCTAAATCAGCAGCAGATAGTGCAGCTGACGCACAGAAGCTTGCTATTAACCCAGAAGACTCACTATATACTTTGTCAGACAGTGTAACTTCTGGCTACTCAGCACTACACTATGCAGCTAAATCAGAAGACACTTATCAGAACTTAGTTACCCTAGCTGCTGTTGTAGGTGCGACTGTGGCTGACTATGGTTTCATTAACAATTCACCTACTTCAACGGCAGATTACGGAGCATTATAAATGTCTACTCAAATACAACGCCGCCGTGGTACTACCGGGGAGCATTCTACGTTCACGGGTGCTGCAGGCGAGATTACTATCGACTCAACAAAGAACACAGTGGTGGTACATGATGGTACTACTGCTGGTGGTTTTCCTCTAGCTAAGGAAGCTAATGCGCTTACCTCATCTGCTATTGGTGTTACTGTACAGGCTTACGATGCTAATAACACTGCAGACGCTAACCTTAATAGCTTTATAGCAGCAGTTAATCTTCCTACATCAGATGGTACAGCAGGGCAGTTCCTCAAGACAGATGGTGCAGGTACAGTAACCTTTGATACCATCCCAACTATTAATGCCCTTAACGATATTGCTAACGTCACTATCACAAGCGCATCTGCTGGGGAGTTCTTGAAGTGGAACGGCTCTGCGTGGATCAACGACAGCATTCCTACCATCAACACACTGAATGACATTTCTAACGTAACCATCACTAGTGCTACTACAGGTGAGTTTCTACAGTGGAATGGTTCAGCATGGGTTAACGCAGTAGTTGAAGCATTTGACGTACAGACACAAACTACTTCTGCTGTAACACAAGTAACTGTTGCATCTTATAACGCAACCACGTATGATGGCATCAAGGTTGTGATTACGATGCACGACTCTGTAGCTACAGAGCGTAGTATCACTGAGTTGCTTATCACACATGACGGTACAACTGCTGTAGCTACTGAGTATGCACAAGTTAA